GGGGGAGATAAAGAGTAAATCTACATCATCTAGTGCGGCAAAGAAGTCTTCGTTAAAATCTTCGGAGATCCATTTAGCATAACAGATAGCCACGGCATATGATTTTGCTGGATAGAGCCAGATGTCCACTTTCTCATAAAAGTGCATGATTGCATTATTAATAATCTCTTCGTCAATAACAATATCAACTTTGTTTAGATCATCTGCGTGTTCGGTTACCATATGGTGAAATGCCATTTGTCTTACTTTCCATTCCTGCATCACGCAACTCCTTCTAAAAACATTTGTGATTCATCGACATACGGTGTGATAGCATTATCAGTCATACCATTCATCTTTAAGATTTGAGGTGCTAGTCCCTTCATCTGTTTACAATGTGCTTCAACAGTCTTTTCTCTTTTCATGTCACGTACTGTCTTTTTACAACCATTACATATTTCAAACATAGGGCAACTAAAGCAAGCCATTTTCATAGACTGAATATTTGGATCATGCTGTAACGGAGTTTGCATTTTTCCATTCATCTCTTCCTCAAAGTTGATTGGATAATCCATATCATCTGCAAAAGAGCCACATGAATAATAATCTCCACCTGGATTAAATGCTCTAATTCCTTCATCGCATTTTCTATTTTGTGGACAAGTTGTAGCACTTCCACCCAGCCGTCTTACCATCTGCTTTGTATTATATTCCCATTCGGTAAGACCTTGGTTATACACTTCAACGTAAATTGCATACATCTTACTTAATCTGTAAGTGCTGCCTTGAACTCCAGAAGCCATAGCATAATTTAATTTACATTCGACATTCATTTCTTTAGCCAGCTTCACATTATCAATAGCACGATAATCACTCATATCAGTCATAACGGAAATAAAGTCTGCTCTTTCACCACAATACTTCATCATAGCATCTTGGCATCTCCAAAAGTCCTCTACAGTAAATTCGGTAAAATCACCTTTTAATCTACCGCCACCATATTGGAAAGATGTAGCAATACCCATTCGTTCGTGATTAAATAGATCAGCCCACTTTTGTGGTTTCATTAAGAATGGCCATAAGTTTGTAGTGAAACTGATACTGGCTTTATAGTCATGTTCATCTAAGTGATCAATTAGATCCCAATAATATTTGGGCTTAACCATAAGTGGATCGCCACCATTAATAATTAAAGTATTGGTTTCTGGGTATCTTTTAAGGAATCTGTAGATATAATCTAAATCTAGTAACCCGGCTTTATCTGGGTCAATAGCTGTCGATGAACAGAATGAGCATTTAAAGTTACACGCTTCTGTAGGTTTAATAATTAGATCCATTGCTTTTCTTCCGCTAGAGTCATCATCAATGTTTTCGGTGCAGGACAGACATCATCCATCCAATAGAGTTGGTGACAATCAGATTTACAATATAAGAAAACTGGGCACTTATAACATCTCTCATCTCTATCGTTTAATTCTTCACTTATTGTGCACATTCGTGCAGGATTTAATTTTACTACCTCTGCTGGAGTATTTATAGTATCGTAATGTTTTGTTGGTGCAGTATTTGGACAACCCGCTACTGTTCCATCAGCATTAATAGTAAAAATTTTCTGTTCACAGTCACGACAAAAAGTACCGATACTAAATTGCCCATGTGAAAATTTCTTATAAACTGAGTCTAAAAATCCATTAAATATATTATGATCTTTAGTTGTTTTGTGCATCTTCATCCACCAAGCATCTAATTCTCTATTGTGTGGAAAAATATCAGTATTAATTTTAGCATTACCATCGTGGGTTAATCTCTCATAACTAATTTCATCAATGCCTATTGATTCCATATAGTCTGCTATCCATAGAGGTTCTAGTTTTAGAATGTCCTTAGATACAGAAATAAAACATTTCATTCTGTGACCACGATCAGCAAGAAACTTTACATTGTTTTCCCATAGTTCTCTTTGTTTCTCATTAGAAAATCTAATGTTTGGATCCCAGCTGGTTCCAATACTTCCGCCATCAATACATTCTTCAAGGAATGATAATCTTGCTTCATTTAATTTAAAAACTAGATTGCTAGTTATTCCATGGGTACAACGGTCTCCCCATTGATCCTTAGTTATTCTATGAAATTCACGTAAATGATCCATTGGTGCAAGAAGAGGTTCTCCACCGTGATATTCTAAATGAATTTGATTTGTTCCGTTATCTAATTGATTGACCCAGTCAGCAGTCTTTATATGGTCGAAGTAAATCTTCCTACCATTCTTACCGCTAGTAAAGCAATGGAAACAATTAAGATTGCAGGTTTCCGTTGTCTTCACATACACGCAAGTAAATTTTTGTGTCACTAATGCCATAACTGAATATCAATGCTTCCTGAGTGTTTAATGCACGATGTTTTGTGCCTTTTGGTATTTCTACTTGTTCACCTGGATTTAGTAACTGGGTAGAACCTTCAACTTCTAATATTTTATTTCCATCGCAGCAATATATTACTACGTCTACTGGATCTGTATGTTCTTCAAAAGATGGCCCATCAATAGGATTATAAAATATGTGCATTGTGCCTTCATTATAATCAACTACTTTTTCATACATCTCAATTTTTAATGTATTCTTTTCTGCGATTAAAGCCGAAATTTTACCATAATATACCCAATAGTTGTCTTGTTCAACATACTGTATTCTGTGTTCACTATCTATAACTGAAACATTGCAAACATTAAAACACTGTTCGGAGAGAATAAACTCAAAGAACTGTTCAAAATTCATTTTTAAATCCCTACTAAATAATCATATATTATATTTATAACTGCAGTGAGGACTTCATGATAAAGCAAGCATTTGCAACACCCATATCCATAGAAAAAATTACTGTGGATGAGATTGTCGAAACCATCTTTTTAGAATATGATTTATCTAAGCCCCCTGATGATAAGTATAACATATTCGAAGGTGATTGTAAACCCGCTATTAAAGAATTAGAAAAAATAGCCTATGATAGATTTCGTAATTATGTTGACAAAGCATATGGTATTGATACAGACAGATATTCGTCGGCGATGAAAGCATGGATAACAGGTCATGGGGAACAATACTCTATGGCTATCCATAATCATTCTGGTTCTTGGTTCTCTGCTGTATACTATGCACTTGCAGAAGAACAAGGTCGTGGAGGAGCAATTTCTTTTCATGATCCAAGAACTAATGCAAATCGTGGATATGATAGTAATTTTGCACCACATTTTGCAGCAGAAAAAATACAACCAGAAACTGGAGACCTTGTAATATTTCCATCATTTTTATATCATCATGTTGATCCATATTTCTCAAAATTTAGAATAGCAATTCCAATTGATCTGTATTTGGCTGATTGGCCAGATGGAGAAGATAATGAAAGAGTTTTTGAATGAAAAAATTTATTATACACTTAGATGAAGATATTGACCGTAAAAATATATGGGAATTTAATAATAGTTGGTTAGAGGATTCTCAATTCGTTAAAGCTATTAATGGTAAAGATATTGACCATCAGTTAATGGAAAGAAAAAAGTTTGGAATTAACCATACTTGGAGGGATCCATTTAAAAATAGAAGAATTACACGTGGTGAAGTAGGTTGCTTTATATCTCACTATGAAACGTGGAAGCACGTTATTCAAGAAAATGAGCCTTGTCTTATTCTTGAAGATGATGCTGTTCTGGATAAAGATTTATGGGATGAAGAAACTTGGCTCTTTCATATGCAAGAACACAAGCTTGACATATTATATCTAGGTTACAATGAAAATGAACCAAAAGAAGTTGAAGACCTTGGTGATGTTGTTAAAGTAGGTTATCCATATAATGCTCACGCATATATCCTTAGTCCAGAAATGGCTAATGAATTAGTGTATTCTGGTTATCATCGCAAAATTATTCCAGTAGATGAAATTCTTGCTCAAAAAACTTTATCACATAACCTTGGCGCATTAAAAGTAGAAGTTGCTGGACAAACTCCAAGAAGTATTTCACCATCTAAAATAGAACCGATGGATGATGACGATTGGTTTTTAAACTTTAAAACCCATGCTATTACTGTTGGTACCGATAGATCATTGTGCTCTGCTCTTAATGATACTGCAACAGAACAAGGATTTGTTACTAAGAATTTAGGTTCTAATGTAACATGGCGTGGAACGGATATGAGTGGACCTGGTGGTGGCCACAAAATTAACCTAGTCAGAGATCATTTAGATACATTAAATCCGAATGATGTAGTATTATTCACTGACGCATATGACGTATTCTTTATTAGATCATTAGATGAAATTACAAGACGATATTTATCTATGAGTACTGAAATTGTATTTAGTGCAGAAAGCACATGTTGGCCAGATGAAAGTATGACTACTTTACATCCTAAAGCATTATATGATAGTAAATATAAATTTTTAAATGCTGGTGCATATATCGGAAGAGTTGCTAGTTTAAAAGAATTTTTTGCAGAAAGAATAGAGGACGAAGACGATGATCAGTTGTATATGCAAAGAGTTTGGACGAATAACTTAAAAAGCAAAAGACCACTTTCTATTACATTAGATTATGAGCAATATATTTTTCAGACTCACGAGCCAGAATGCATTACTAAAGAAAAAGATATTATAAATCCTATCACAGGCACACACGCTTGCTTATATCACGGAAACGGCGGACCAGAAGCAAAAGCTAAATTTGCCGAATTGTATAAAGCTATTACTACTCCGACTCGCTTCAAAGCAACATTGAGTTTAAAGAGTGAAACAAATAGTGGCGGTCCTATGTTTATTAAACACACGGGAGCAATAGAAATAATCAGTGATGATATGATGATTATGGACTTTATGAATCAGTCCCAGTGTGACAGAATGATAGAGATTGCAGATAAGAAAAACACTTGGGCACCAATGCCAGAAGATAAGTTTCCAGCATATGAGATTAGATTAACTGAACTAGGTTTATGGGATGAAATTAGTAGGCATTGGCAGGAACACGTATTTCCTATTGTAGAAAAATATTGGTCTCCCATGCAGATGTACGGAATGAGAGACTGTTTTGTAATGAGGTATTCAAAAGAAACTCAAAAGAGTTTATCAATGCATTGTGATGCATCTATGGTTACTGGCTCGGTTAAATTAAATGAAGAATATCAAGGAGCATCATTAAGATTTCCTAGACAAGGTGTAAATAACGATGACGTACCAGTTGGTAAAATGATTCTATTCCCTGGACAAGTTACCCATGGTCATGAATGTACCGAACTCACTTCTGGAGTGAAGTATAGCTTGACGATGTGGACTAGCAGGTATCCAGGTGATGTAAATGTATAAATAGAAGAAACAAAAACTTTAGTTTAGGATTAAGCAATGGCGATCAACTCAAAGCAAACTCTAATTGATTATTGTAAACGGCGCCTCGGTGATCCCGTAATTGAGATTAACGTTGATGAAGATCAAGTAGATGATAGAATAGACGAAGCACTAGATTTATTTAAAGAGTTTCATTCCGATGGCGTTTTAAAGATGTATTTGAAACATCAGATTACAGCGAATGATGTCACGAATGGATATATTAGTGTTGCTTCTGATGTTGCTCATGTAACTAGAATGATGGCAGGTAGTTCAAGCAACTCTACAATGGGTGGAAGCTGGAGTGTTAAATATCAGCTAATGCTTAATGACGTTATGAACTATTCTACTTGGATGGCAGACCTTGCATACTATACTATGATTCAAACTAACCTAGCTATGCTTGATATGCAACTTAATGGTTTACCGATTGTAAATTTCAGTCAACACGCAAATAGAGTTTATATTCACGGCGAGTTTGAAACTAAGTCCATTAAAGCGGGCGACTATGTAGTTTTTGAAATATATCAGGTTCTTGACCCAGATACACATACATCAATATATAATGATAGATTTATTAAGGCTATGTCTACAGCTCTTATCAAACAGCAGTGGGGAACTAATCTTTCCAAGTTTGAGGGGATGCAACTTCCAGGCGGTGTTACGATGAATGGTTCAGCTATTTACGAACAAGCTACAGCTGAAGTTGAAAAGCTGAAAGAAGATTTGAGAATGGAACACGAATTACCAGCAGACTTTTTTGTAGGATAATATTAAATGGCACGTAACTTATATTTTTCGGCTGGACATAAGCAAGAGCAAAATCTATATGAAGATTTGATCATTGAGTCTTTAAAGATTTATGGTCAAGACTTATATTACTTGCCAAGAGATTTAGTTCATATAGATGACGTATTCAGAGAGGATCCGGCATCTAAATTTAACTCATCTTATATGATGGAAATGTATGTTGATAATCAAGAGGGATATGACGGAGAAGGAGATTTATTCTCAAAGTTCGGAATAGAAATCAGAGATGCTATTAATATCACTTTATCACGTAAAAGATGGGAAAATGCAGTAAAGAGATATGATAATGAAATAAAAGGCGCTAGACCATTTGAGGGTGATTTAATCTTTGTTCCATTTTCTAAAAAGATATTTCAGATTATGCACGTTGAACATGAGCAACCTTTTTATCAACTTGGTAACTTACCTATCTATAAACTACGTTGTGAAATGTTTGAGTATGCCGATCAAGACTTTGATACAGGTCTTGACGTTATTCAAGATATTGAAACAGAAAGATCATATACATTTAATCTTAAACTAGACAGCTCAGGTGGCGGTTGGACCGTAGGTGAACAAGTAACACAAACCTTAGCAACTGGAGTTATTATGTCGGGAGAGGTTTCCGCTTATAACGATTCAGATAAAATTGTTAGTCTTATCCATGCGGGCGCTAATGACGGTAAATATCACCAGTTTGTCACAGGGCTTAATCTAATCGGAGGCACTGACCTAAGACCAGATCAGCCAGGCACTGATGTACGCAATACAATTAATGTAAATCAAGTAACTGAAAGCCAGGGCGATTCCGATTACAACGCCCAAGGTATCTTCCAGAATACTATATTTAAAAATGAAGCAACAGGATTCTTGGACTTCTCGGAGTCTAATCCATTCGGCGAGGTTGATCAATAATGTTTGGAACTTATTTCTACCACCAAAAAATGAGAAAGTGTGTTTCGGTATTCGGTTCTCTTTTTAATAATCTATATGTTATTAGGCAAGATGCTAGTGGACAAGTTATTAATACACAAAAAGTGCCTCTTGCTTATGCTTCAAGAGAAAAGTTTTTGGAGAGAATCAGCACACATGCAAATTTAGAAGATGAAAGCATAGCAATTAAACTTCCACGTATGTCTTTTGAGATGACGTCAATAATGTATGACTCAACTAGACAACTTAATAAGATGCACAGACAAATAAAAACTGGTGATGGTCCGACAAAACGGGCTAAAATAACTGCACCAGTTCCATATATTATGATGTTTACATTGAATATATACACTAATACACAAGATGATGCTTTACAGCTTGTAGAACAGATTGTACCATTCTTCACTCCGCAATATACGGTTACTATGAAACCGTTTGCAGAATATAGTGATGTAAAGGAAGACATTCCCGTAACTCTTATGGGAGTTAATTTTACAGACGATGCAGAAGGTTCTATGGAGACAAGAAGAACCATTATGTACACACTAGACTTTGAACTCAAGATGCAGTTCAACGGACCGATTAGTACCAATAATAGTATTATCACGAAAACTATTACTGAATTTGAACTTGAGAAAATAGGAACAACTACGTTTAGACAGATCATAACTCCGAATCCAGCGGGTATTCTATATGATTCAGATTATGGATTTACACGAAATGAGTATGACTTTACAGTAAAGATTACAGATGACATCAGTTAATAAAAATATACAAAGCGATTATGACCAGTCCAAAGAAACTTATAAAGAGTTGATTGAAAAGGGCAGAGACGGTATCGACATGATGATGGAAGTTGCTCGGGAGTCAGAACACCCTAGAGCATTTGAAGTATTGTCGGGTATGATAAAAAATGTTTCAGATGTTAATGATAGATTAATGGATCTGAATAAAAAGATGAAAGACATTACTGGAGAAGAAAAAGCTGCTCGGATTGAAACAACTAATAATAATGTTTTTATTGGCACATCTACCGATCTACAAAGATTGTTGAAAGATGTTAAAGATAAAGAAGCTATTGATATAACTCCAGAGGAACATAATGGAATCAGTAAATGATGGTTATCTAGGTAATAGCCAAGTAAAAAAAGATGGTGTAATTACTGACTTTGACAAAGTTACAATTAAAGAATATCAAAAATGTATGGGAGATCCCATTTATTTTGCCAAGACTTATTGTAAAGTTATATCTCTTGATAAAGGTCTTGTTGATTTTGATCTATATCCATATCAAGAAGATATGTTCAATCACTTCCATAATAACAGATTCTCGATAGTTCTTGCTTGTAGACAGTCTGGTAAATCTATCTCATCTGTTGCTTATTTACTTTGGTATGCTATATTTAATTCAGAAAAAGTTGTTGCTATTCTAGCCAACAAAGGCGCTACTGCAAGAGAGATGTTAGCTAGGGTTACCCTTATGCTAGAAAATCTACCTTACTTTCTGCAGCCTGGTACAAAAGTATTAAACAAAGGTTCAATCGAGTTTAGTAATAATTCAAAGATTCTTGCTTCGGCAACTTCTGGTTCATCTATTCGTGGTCTATCTATCTCATTATTGTTTTTGGATGAGTTTGCTTTTATTGAGAATGATGCCACTTTCTACACATCTACATATCCAGTTATTTCATCAGGTAAAGATACCAGAATTATTATCACATCCACAGCTAACGGTATCGGTAATGTCTTTGAGAAAATTTGGTCTGGTGCGGTTCAAGGTGTTAATGATTATAAACCCTACAGAGTAGATTGGTGGGACGTTCCTGGTCGAGATGAAAAGTGGAAACAGGAGACGATTAACAACACGTCTCAACTTCAGTTTGATCAAGAGTTTGGAAATACATTCTTTGGTACTGGAGATACACTTATTAATGCTGAGACATTAATGAATTTAAGAGCAGCTGCACCAATACACGTAATTGGCGATGTTAAGATATATCACGATGTTAATCCAGGCCATGATTATGTCATGGTAGTTGATGTTGCGAAGGGAAGAGGCCAGGATTATTCTACGTTTAACGTGATCGATATTACCACCAGGCCATTTAGGCAAGTGGCCGTTTATCGCAATAATCTTATCTCTCCAATCCTCTTCCCTGATATTATATATAAGTATGCAAATGTGTACAACGAAGCATATGTTATAGTTGAATCGAATGACCAAGGATCAGTTGTTTGTAATGGACTATATCACGAAATGGAATATGAAAACTTACACGTTGAGTCTGCTATTAAAGCGAATGCTCTTGGCGTTGAAATGTCGAGAAAGATAAAAAGGATTGGTTGTTCAGCATTTAAAGATGTTCTGGAAACAGGCAGACTAGAGATTGTAGATGAGCAAACTATTTTGGAAATTTCTACATTTGAGGCTAGTGGTTCTTCATATTCAGCATCTAATGGTAAC